GATCTGCCTGTGCAGATCCTGCTTGGGAACCTTTATAATCTTTACCACTTACACGAAGTTCTTTTTTTGAATCAGATGGGTCTGAAAAAACATAATCAAATCTTCCTTGCCCTTTAGGATTGCCCTTCCAAGATTTTTTAGATGCTTCATGATCACCACCAGCAACTCTACCGACATATCCTTGAGAAGAAATCTTTCTACCCTTATCACTTCTAACAAGATTAAAAAATCCAGGCACTGCTCTTTCTAATTCTGAATAATAAGAGTCTTTATGTGCATCAGTTTTTTTCTTTCCAGAGAATCCATCATCATCTACGTTGTCAAAATGGAGAGGATGTTTTGAATCTTTCTTTGCATTTTCAAGTTCCTGATCAATTAATTTAGAGATAGTTTCATTATCCTCATCTTTGATTGCTTTCCGCATTTTTTTACCAATAGATCCTTTTGTATCCAAAGAACCTACAAGATGATTATAAAAATTAATATTTGCATACTCATCACTATACTTAGGTTTACCACCTCTACCTTCAATAATGAATTCTCCGAAAGACTTCATTTCTATTTTACTTATACCATTATAAGTTTATTTATTTAAGCCAACTAACGGACTTGAACCGTTGACCTGAGCTTTACAAAAACCCTGCTCTATCCAGCTGAGCTAAGTTGGCAAAAAAGTCAGAGTTTGCCTCCGACAACACCAGAATTAACAACTCTGGTATATAGATGAAGTGTACCTTCTTGTTCACACTTAAGATGCCATCGAGTCATAGTGATAACTGCATCTTTTGTGGGACCGGTCATCATTTTACGACCTTGTTTGGTTTCACTTGACCATAAACCGAATCGTGTTTCCCATACACGGAAACAATCATCGATCCATTCGTACTCTGAAATTTCTGGATGTTCACTCATTAGTGTTTTCTTCCTTTTTATTGAATCCAAATGGACCTTCTTTTTCATCTAATGCAAACTTAAGAGCAACACCACCGACAGCTTCCATAACTTTTAAGATGTCCTCTGCTCTTGCACCTTCACCAAGTTCTTTGGCAACATACCAATACTTAGGCCAGAAAGTTTCTCCTGCCCTTTGATAATCTTCAAGTGTTAATAGTTTCATAGGTCTCCTTCTTTACGATTTTCAGAATAGTGGACATCAAAGTTACCACCAGGATAACGTGCAACTAGTTTCTCAACATTCATCTCCATTACTTCATCAAGAGAAATATCAAGGCCAATACATGCCTGAGCAACATACCACATGATGTCACCCAGTTCACGTTTTAGATGGAATAGATTTTCTTCATTCACAGGTTTCCCTTGAAAGATAATTTTTTTGATAATCTCAGTAAACTCACCTGCTTCTGCAGACATACCTACAGCAGCAGTAAGCAATCGTTCGGTAGGAAATCCCTCTTCTTGTAAAGTCGCAATCCTTTGCCCGAAATCGTAATAGTTCTTGCTTTCATTCGACGTGACGGCATCGACAAACTCCAAGTATTTTTTAGTATCAACGTTACTCATAGGTCTAGTAGTTCTTGTTGTGTGTTCGGTAGTTCTTGTTGAATAGGGATTTCTTGTCCCGCAATTCTAATAGTTGGAAGTTGATTTTGTGAAAATGGTTCCAAATCAATCGTTTGATAGTCTGGTTTGAACTGATAGTAATGTCCATCCCATCTAGCATTTCTCATACCGACAAGATTTACAGCATCACGAAGAATACCGCAGTCGGCAATTTTTTCACCACGTGGGTTGAATACAGAATACATTAGAATTTAAATCCCTCAAATGATTTCTTTGCTTTTGGTTCTTCATCATTATACTCCTCATCTTGTCCTGAGTCAAGGATATCATCCTGTGCTTTTTGCTCGCAATCATAAAGTCGCATCTTGGCACGATCAATTCCAACAATAAATCTTTTAAAGATAGTCGGATCATTATAACGATTCTTCAACTGTTTCACCATAATCTGTCCCAACTGTTCCAACTCTTCTGTGCTAATAAGGGCAAACATAAGATCAGCAGTAGCAGGGAGACCAAAGGATTCACTAGTGTCAGTAATGTCAACATCAGAGCTACCATAACCAGAACGAGTGGTCTGCGTGGCAGAAACGATAGGGACGTTTGCTTCAACAGCCAAACCTCTAAGTTCTTCTGCAATAGCCTTAATATAGCTATATGAATTGACAGAAACACCTGACTTATACCTGCTGGAAGCACATATATTAAGGTAATCAATGAAAATAATATCAGGTCTAAATGACTTCTTAAGTGCAAGTTCATTAAGAAGTGCCTTAAAATGTCCACTGTGGGCGCTTGCAGTTGGATACTCTTTAATTATAAGAGATCCCTGAGTTTTTTTCGACAGGTTGACTACTTTGTTTTCAAAAGAGGATTTAGGAAGATCAGTAAGATCTTGAATGGGTACGTTGAGCAGGTTTGCATCAATACGTTCTGCAATTTTCTCTTCTGCCATCTCCATTGTAATGTATAGCACGTTACGTCCGTTAAGCAGAATGGAGCTAGCCATATGGCACATGAACAAAGACTTTCCGACGCCTGTCCCAGCAAGAGCGATATTGAGAGTTTTGTTAGGAAGACCACCTTTCGTAATCTTGTTAAAGTATTCAAGATCAAAGGGGATACGATCTTCTTTGCGATGATAGGATTCATATCGCTCTTCATAATCTCCTAAGTAATCGTGTCCAATATGATTATCAAAAGAAACTGCGAGTGCATCCGAAAGGATAGACGGGATTGCATCGCGGTTTTTCTTTTTATCATCCCCATCAGCAATGCTAATAGATTCCATGAGTGCCAGATAGATAGCACGATCCCTACACCACTTCTCAGTAGTATCTAATAACCACTGATGATCAGCAGGCATTTCTGAGAGATTTGCAATGATCTCTCTGGATTCTTTAACTTCGGTTTCTGTAAGATCAGTGCGGTTTTCTACTTCAATTGAAAGTGCTTCAGTTGTGATTGCATTACCATACTTCACAATGAACTGAGTAATCTCCTCAAAGATGATCTTTTCAGTTCTCTGCTCAAAATAATCAGATTCAATAAACGGAATTACTTTGCGAGAATACTCTTCATTGAAAACTAGGTTTCTCAGAATAGTTGCCTCAATTCGTTCCATAAGAATAGTTTTGTTTTGCAATAGTGTCTAGTTGTTCCATCACCTCAGGGGTGAAGTAAGTATCAGGATCTTTTAGGATTGCTTTCGCATACACCTTCTTACCATCTATTTCATATCTACCAGCAACGTTTTTCCAAAGTCCGCCAATCTCACCGAGTTCAAGAAGACCATAATATCGATCAAGACCACGCTCATCGTAATACAAACGCACCGTAACATCTTGGTTCTCCTTGCTTAAACGCGACTTAGCAGTCTTTGCCTTGATAAGATTTCCGACGATCTCTGTTCCATCTTTTTCTTTCTTTTTGCTGAGATGGATGATTGTAGAAGCAGCATACTTGAGTCCACTACCTCCTCCCATTTCCTTAGTTGGAACATAAGCACCGATGACATCATAAGTGTGGTTAGTAACGATCATTGGAATATTTGCTTGACCCAACTTGAGTGTAAGCATTCTGAACGCACCCTTGATAAGTTGAGATTTTGTCATATCTCGAACTTGTTTGTCGTTGAGCGCATCAGTGATCTCTTTCTCAGTTGAGAGCATCCCTAATGAGTCTAGCACAAACATACAGGGTTTGCGATCTTCTGTTGCTTTTATCATATTAAGATCTACTGCTTTGAGTGCCTTGCTGCGGAACTCCTCAACAGTAACAACATTGACCACTACCACACGATCAAGAGGTAATCCTCTACTCTCTAGAAGGGACTTGTTAACTGCTGCTTCTGTATCAAAGTATAGACAGTACCCATCAGGACTAGAATCAAGAAAATTTTTAACGACAGCGAGGCTGAAGAAAGTTTTGCCAGTACTAGACTCACCAGCAATGGCAGTAATCTTATTCCCAGATACACCACCAAATATACTACCTGAAACCAGTGCGTTAAAAATGTACGAACCCGTGTCCAC